TAATTGACAATGTACCAACTTCCAGCTGGCAATTCTTTCTCTCAGCGGCTAATTACTGACCCTGAACCCTCACCTTATGTGCAAAGTCTGTTTGGCAAGTATGATGGACCTTTTCGCAGATCAGAAGGAACTCTGGCCCTAGTGCGGGAGGACCTATTACAATATAATGGACAAAAATCGACAATAGTTGATGATGCATTTCTTGATATGGCAGTTTTGGATGCGACCAACGCATTCAACTTACGCAAGAAAGTGAAACCATATCATATCAATGACATTATGGACATGAAACATCTGGATTGCATGAAATCATCACCAGGTATACCATGGACCAACTATCGAACTCGAGGAGATGTAGCGTCGTGTAAGGAAGCACGAAACAGCATTCGCTACTTCTGGCATCGCATAAAGACTGGAAAATCAATGAGATTACCAGATTGCAAGGCATTCATTCGAGTGCATATCACTAAGGACGAACCGAAAGTAAGATCAGTTTGGGGATATCCCACAACTGTAACTTTTGCTGAGGCTCAATTTGCTTTACCATTAATAGAAGCATTTCAAGAAGTTAAAACACCGATCGCTTATGGCTATGATATGGCTACTGGCGGCGCAAGGCGACTAAGAAACGAGTTACCAAGCGCTTGGCACTTATGTGCCGATTTCAAACGTTTTGACAAAACAGTTCATCGAAAACTAATACGACATGCGTTTCGTATACTCCTACAAAATATCGACTTTACCAAGTATAATGGTCGAGGAGTACCGGACATGCGCGGACTATTACGTGTATGGAATAAACTTGTTAGTTATTTCATCAACACGCCCATTGCTATGTGCACTGGGGATCGTTATCTTAAGACTGGTGGAATACCCAGTGGATCATTCTTCACACAGATTATTGACTCAATTATTAATTACATCGTGTGGAAGTATGTGTCTCTTAAGACGCAAAACAAGATACGATTTATCCGTGTGTTCGGAGATGATGCAGTAGTAAGTTTCCGTGATAAACCAAACATGGAAGAACTGCACAAGTTAGTAGATGATTTAGGACTGATTTTGAACACGAACAAAACTTTGATAACAGACGATCGTAACAAAGTGGAATTTCTCGGCTTCTGTATCCGTGATGGAAGACAACATCGCGACCACGAAAAATGGCTAGCACATCTATACTATCCGGAAGTACCAGATAGATCTTTAGTTGATGTACAATCACGTGCACTTGGACTGTTCTATGCGAATAATGGCGTAAATAATGAATTTGATGAAATGTGTCGAAAGATTATCCATTTGAGACCTTTTGAACCGAAATTCACTCCACCATTCCGTAGATTCTTAAGCGCGTTAGGCATCGATACGATGCAAATGACGATAAGACTACCAACCCACCTCCAACAGATGGCTCGTAATAACCGATAGTTTTTACTATCAACGCTCC